ATATCTAGATGACGGCCAGCTACAAGAAATAGCTAGCGAGTTGTGTGAGGCCATCGACGGTGATGCGTCAGCCCGTCGTGAGTGGGCCGACAGCTACGTGCGAGGCTTGGATGTACTGGGCTTCAAGTACGAAGAGCGTACTGAGCCTTGGGAAAATGCGTGTGGCGTATATAGCAATATTTTGGCGGAGGCCGCTATCCGGTTCCAAGCTGAAGCTATGAGCGAGACGTTCCCCGCTGCTGGTCCTGTGAAAACTAAGATTCTTGGTGAACCTACTAAAGACAAAGAAGACGCAGCGCTACGGGTTAAGCAAGATATGAACTATGAGCTGACCGAGGTTATGGTAGAATACCGCCCGGAGCATGAGAGGCTCCTATATAGCCTTGGCTTAGCTGGTTCTGCGTTTAAGAAAGTGTACTTCGATCCTAACATTGGGCGTCAGGTAGCACTGTATATTCCCGCTGAAGATGTAATTGTCCCCTACGGCGCGTCAAATATTGAATCCGCCGAGCGTGTTACGCATGTAATGCGCAAGACAAAAAACGAGCTTATAAAGCTACAGGCCGCTGGGTTCTACCGTGAAGTAGACCTAGGCGATCCAGTGTCCTTCTTTACGGACATTGAAGAAGCGAAGGCTGAACAATCGGGAGTCTCTCTTACTTCAGACGACCGTTACACCATCCTTGAGGTCCATGCTGACCTGATTATTGACGGTATAGATGGAGCGGAAGAAGGAGATGCGCTAGTTGTCGCAAAGCCTTATGTAGTAACGCTTGAAAAAGGAACGGGTGAGGTGCTGGCGATACGCCGCAACTGGAACCCTGACGATTCTTTGACGCTAAAGCGTCAACATTTTGTACATTATGCGTATGTACCCGGATTTGGATTTTATGGACTCGGCCTCATTCATATTATTGGCGGTTACGCTAAAGCTGGTACTAGTATTATCCGCCAGCTCGTGGACGCTGGAAGCCTATCCAATCTCCCCGGTGGTCTCAAATCTAGGGGATTACGAGTTAAGGGCGACGACACACCGATTGGTCCGGGTGAATTCCGTGATGTAGATGTGCCTTCTGGCAGCATCCGCGATAACATCATGCCCCTGCCTTACAAGGAACCTTCTCAGACGTTGCTAGCATTATTGCAGCAGATCACCGAAGAAGGCCGACGTTTAGGCGCGATATCAGACATGAACATATCCGACATGAGTGCTAACGCACCTGTTGGAACAACACTTGCTCTACTAGAGCGTACTCTAAAGCCAATGGCTGCGGTGCAATCCCGCGTCCACTACTCAATGAAGCAGGAGTTCAAGCTCCTCAGAAAGATCATTGCTGAGTACGCACCGGAAGAGTATCTGTACGTGCCTGACCGTGGTGAACCTCGTGCGCGACGCGCCGACTACGCTATGGTGGAAGTAATTCCTGTCAGCGATCCTAATAGCAGCACGATGGCCCAACGAGTGGTCCAGTACCAAACCGTGTTGCAAATGGCACAGGCCACCCCACAAATCTACGACCTCCCTCAGCTTCATCGCCAGATGATCGAGGTCTTGGGTATCAAGAACGCCGACAAGCTTGTACCGACCAAGGATGACATCAAGCCTACTGATCCAGTAAGCGAGAACATGAACTCCCTAGTTGGCAAGCCGATAAAAGCATTTATTTATCAAGACCATGCGGCGCACATTGCTACTCACCAAGCGTTTATGCAAGACCCCTCCATTATGGCGTTTATTGGGCAGAACCCAGCGGCGCAGCAGATTATGGCGGCTTTAAGTGCCCACATCGCTGAGCACGTGGCTTTCCAGTATCGACAGCAGATGGAAGACAAGTTGGGCGTACCTTTACCCGCGCCAAACGAAGAGCTACCAGAAGAGATGGAAGTGCAGCTCGCTCGCCTACTGGCAGACGCGGGCAAGCAGGTCACTCAAGAGAACCAAGCCAAAGCAGCTCAGGCCGCAGCTCAACAGAAGATGCAAGACCCCATCATCCAAATGCAGCAGCAAGAGTTACAGCTTAAAATTGCGGAGCAGCAGAGGAAAGCTCAGAAAGATCAAGCAGATGCAGCCCTCGATGCCGCTAAACTTCAGTTGGATGCGCAGAAAGCCGAGCGCACCGCTGCTATTGAGGCAGCACGTGTAGCGTCACAAACAGAGCAAGCTCAGGCTAAGAACGATCTCGACGAGGCTAAGGCGATACTAGACCTAGCTAAATCGCAACAACGAGGACCACAAGGTGGCTAAAAAGACAGGCATTACTTCAGGAGAAGCTCTACAGCTAAATAAAGGTGTTAAAGGCACCAGCATTGGCAACGGGGCTTTGAAGGTAGGCTCAATGAACAAACACAAACGTCGTAGTTTCAAAGAATATAGAGGGCAGGGAAGATAATGGCTAAAACCGTCTTTGACGTGCTGAACGAAAAACTAACGGAGATTAAAACCTCCAGCGAAGAATTCTTACATTCAGGTGGAGCTAAAGACTTTGCCGGATATAAGGAGGTGTGTGGCGTGATACGGGGCCTAGACGCTGCGCTCAGAGAGATAAACGAACTGTCCCGCAACTATATGGAAGATGAAGATGACTGAAACTATAACGGTTAGTGGGGTAGGGGCTGACGCCTCTGTGTCTCCAGCAATGACCGCGCTAGAAGAGAAAAGGCAAAAAAAGATAGCTGAAGAAATCAAAACTCAAGAGGAGTTAGAAGCCTCGATTCCGAAACCGGTGGGATACAGGGTGCTCATTGCCCTCCCTAACGTGGAAGAAACCTTTGGAGACAGCGGTCTTGTAAAGGCTAGTTCGACAGTCAGAGAGGAGTACATCTTATCTACTGTAGGCGTTGTATTAGACATGGGCCAAGAAGCCTATAGCGACAAAGAAAGATTTCCTACTGGGCCTTGGTGCAAAGTAGGCGACTATGTGATGTTCCGTGCCAACACTGGTACGCGCTTTAAAGTTGGAAAGCAGGAATATCGACTGATGAACGACGATTCGATTGAAGCAGTCGTTGATGATCCGCGAGCCGTATCTCGCGCATAAGGAGTTAGACCATGCCTAGAGAGCAAGTAGAGTTTGAATTTCCGGACCCAGATAAAGAAGAAGCCAATAGCCAAGAAATAGAAGTGGATATGGCTGAAGATGATGCGCCTTTAGAAGTAGAAGGTGCGGTCGGTCGGGAAGATATGAAGAAGCCCGACAACATAATTAAAGCTGGGGATGTAGAGATCGAGGTAGAGGACGATACTCCTCCTGAAGACAGGGGTAAAACACCTACTCCACCGCAAGATATAGAAGAAGGCGAGCTTTCTGAGTATGGTAAGAAAGTCCGTGACCGGCTAAAAGCTATATCCAAGACCTACCATGACGAGCGCAGGGCCAAAGAGGCCATACAGCGTGAGCGTGAGGCTCTTGAACAGTATGCTAAAAAGTTAGTCGACGAGAACAACAAGCTTAAGGGTTCTGTTGACCAAAGCCATAACAGCTTAATTCAGTCTGCTAAGAAACAAGTAGCGTCTGAGTTAGAAATGGCTAAAAGGCAGTACCGTGAAGCCTACGATTCTGGGGACTCCGACGCTATATTGGATGCCCAGACCGCTTTAAATACGGCTCAAATCCGTATGGAGCGCGTTAACTCGTTAAAACCTAAAGAAAATTTGGGTTTACAACCGCAGAAAACTGCTGTACAACCGCAAGTAAATATACCCCAACCGCAGGAAACGCCTCGGGACGAACAAGCAGAAGCTTGGCGTGAGGACAATCCTTGGTTCGGCTCAGATGATGAGATGACAGCCTTTGCGTTAGGGCTGCACAACAAACTAACGAAGAACGGGGTTGATCCTCGTTCGCAGGAATACTACGAGCAAATTAATGCTCGCATGCGGCAAGTCTTTCCCGACCAATTTGATCTTGGTCTAGAAGATGACGCCCCAGAAGTACAGGCCAAGCAGCGGTCTAGTAATGTGGTTGCACCCGCTACGCGGAGCACATCCCCTAAGAAGATTAGGTTAACGCAATCACAAATAGCTATCGCTAAGAAACTTGG